CGCAACTTGACCAACACTAGTAAAGAATCCTGTTAAGCCACCAAATACAGCTCCTGGCAAAGCTCCGACTCCACCACCTGTTACAGCACCAACTGCAGCACCGGTACCGGCACCACCCAAGGTTCCTAATAAGATATCACTAATTCCTGCTCTGTCGTTATCAAACGATGTTAACATTTTATCTTTGGCTGCTTTTTCTTTACCAGAATATTCAGCATCAAGCGCCGCCATTTCAGAAGCAACATCTGTAGTTTCGCCATCATCCATATTTGACAGAAGTAATAGACCGCCTGAAGTAATAGCAGTAATGGCTAAATTACCTTTGGCCATCTTTAACACATTTTTACCTAAACCTTTGAATCTCCCACCACCTTTCTTGCCGTCTTTACCGTCTGCACCTGTACCAACAACACCGCCAGGATTGCTGCCACCTTTAACACCCATAGTTTTTGCAGCAAGCATCATAGTTCCATACAGTGCTGTCCACTTAAGACCGGCCATCAGCGCTAAACTTCCAAGCAAAGTTGCTAACGGATATTCCATGGCAACTTTAACAAACGGACTATTTGATAATTTATCATAGACCTCCGCCATTTTGCCTTCACCAAATAACTTATCAAGTAATCCTTTAATCGCTCCGGCTAATACTGGTAATATAATTGCCCACTTACCAATGTTTAATAACGTACCCCACGGATCTTTCTTTACTGCCATGAAGCCATCTTTTAGACCTTTAAATCCCATTGAAAGAGTTGTTTTTAAAGATTGTGCGAGGATACCAGATTCAGACTTATTTTCTTTATTTGCGATGGCTTCCTTTTGGGCTTCCTTTCTTCTTGCCAGTTCAGCATCTTTTTCTGTGTCGCTCAGACCAACTAAACTTTCATCAATATTTTTGAGTAGTGCTTCGTTTCCTTCCCAAGAATCTGTTAAGACTTTAGCTGTTTGTTCAGAACTTAATTTAATTGCTGTAAACGCATCAGCAAATTTTTCAAGGTTGATTTTAATTTCTTTAATCGAATTCGTACCGGAGTTCCTTACAAGATCTCCTTCAGATTTAAGACGCTTAACTATAGCCTCAGTTTCTGGACTCAGCGCCTTTTTCTTTTCTGGTTTAGTTGTAGCCATTTATATTAACCTTGTTTCCGTTGTTCATTCTGTTCTTCTATCCATTGTACTAGCATACTAAAATAAAGATCTCTTTCAAAAGGCATCATAGCCTCAATTTCGGACACAGACCATTTGTGGTGTTGTGCCATAGAGAAAATCATTTGATAGTAATGCCCTAACGTTATATGGCTAAGGCTTAGGTAAAAAAACTACGGGTGCCCTCCACGACAAACGTTTGTTCTTTACCTTCACTATTCGTATATGGTAACTCTTTTCGTATCTTCGGCATTGTTTCAAAGAATAAAGTAATTCCTCGAATAACATCTCCACCGAGACTATCCATAAAGGACTCAATATCTTCATCACTATAATCTTTAAAACTATGTACTTCATCTTCTGAAGCTAATGTATCTAAACAAGAAATCATTACAAAATAGTTAACTAAAGGATCGTCGTTATTCATTCCAACAATCTTTATGAATTCATTAATAGATGGATACTTTAGAAACAGAGTATACTCATCGTTTACTTTGATTTCATTTGTATGAGTTTCATCTCGAGCAATATCAATCTCTCTCATATCAAGTTCTAATTCAACTTCTTCATCCGTGTCAGGATCTTTAATTTTGAACTTAGCCAAGTTATCAACTGAACGTGCTCTTAATGTTAAATAAACATATTCAAAATCAAACAATGCAAGTTCTTCAACATCCTTTTCAATTAAGCAATTAGAAATGATTTGTTTCATTGCTAATACTTCTTGTTCTGCGTCATCCGCTTCTTGTGCAACTAACAAGATCTTTTCTTCTGCTACAGAAAAAGGTCTGTATTTAGTTTTCTCACCTGTACTCGGTAAAATCAATTCCGAGATCGGCAAATTAATTTTTGGTAATGCCATACTATACTCCTATAATTTAAAATTGTATCACTTATATTTTTCCAAATGCATTACCAAGTCTATCTAGTTTATTGATAGCATCTTGTATGCTTGTCGGTTTCCCGCTTTTTAATGTTCCTCTTACCGCGTCTCCGAAGCCTGCTATATCTCCAAGGATATCTAACAAGCCACTTGCTCTCGATAATCTGCTATTTGTTTTTCCTGACTTTGCTCCATCGAATGACATATCAGTAACTGTAAACTGAACATCTAAGGTAAGAGCTGTATTTGTTGACCAATCTAAACTCAATGCTCCAACAGATACTGGCCATACTCCTTGTAGTTTAGTTTCGTAATATACATCAGGATAAGAATCTGTTGCGTAATGTTTAATAATCATATCACACGCAAAGTCTTTCTTAAATCCAACTTCATGTGGAAGTTTACCGTGTACTTCGCCAAAGACATCATTGCCTTTATTATAATTTACAATGTTTTGAGCCCAAGCGTGAAAGAACCTTAAAACATGATGATCAGAATCAACAAAGAAAGATGCACTCATTGGACCTGGATTCTGAACTCTTGTTGGATGCTTCTTTTTCATTTGTCCTGTATACGCTACTTCAGATGAATTAATACCAATCGCAGGTATATCCATTTTATAACAAAAGAAAGTAAACGTATGACCCATATCAAAAGCGTTATTTTCAGGTATTCTTTTTTGAAGCTCAGGTGGTAGTGTTACTTGAACAGAAAATAGATTAGCCATAGCCGGCCCGCCATATCTATCGAACTGACTTTTAAATTCACTAATGTTAAATGGCATTTATTAATTCCCCGCTATGAGCTTTCTTGAATCTGCCCAAACTTTCGATGACCCGGCTTTCTGGAAACTTTGTACTGGTAAAAATAACGCAGTGTCCCATTCTGATGAATTGATTTTAACAAACTTAGATCTTACGTGTTTTGCCAAATACATTTTAACGCAAGGTGCAAAGAACTTCATATTGGCAGCACTATTTAAAATCTTATAGTTTATATTCAATGCTGTATTCTCATCATAGTTTTTGTCTGATACAGTTGTATAAAGAGCATCCATTAATTGCGCTCTCATCTTTGGTGGTAAGTAATGCATATTCAATCCAAGTATACCACCTTTTACTTTATTTATTGGAAATATGCAAGGGAAGGCGTCATAGTATGGTAAAGTAGATTTATGTTTAGGATCATACCTAAAAAAGTACATTGATCCATAAACAGAATCACCACGTAACTGCGCTTTGTTTCTTCCTTTATCAGTATTACCTACAATCTCATCTTCTGTAATTCTTTTGCCTGCTGCTAACGTTGCTTGTTTACGGTACCATTCCCTTGCACCTTTTGTTCTAGCAGGAACTTGTCCTGATGTTATTCCTTTCACTAGAATATCTGAAAATAGGCTTGCCACTTATCGAGCTCCTGGTATATGTTTTTCTGTCATTATTGTCCACTGCCATCCGCGGTCAGCGCAAAAGTTCTTTGCTGCTTTCCATTTTGCTTCGTTAACACCCCACGTCTTAACTTCATTTAAATATCTTCTTGATATTCGACCTGTCTTTGTCTTGTTCTTATTTTTAATATCAGGCGGTCTACATTGACTGCTTGGTTTAATCTCAATCATAATAGTTTGAGGTTGACCTACGCCGTCTCTTTTATGTACAACCACATCCGGATAATACCTATGTATCTTTCCGTCAATCGGTGATCTATATGGAACAATCACTTCTTCAGATTGCCACCATATTACATCTGGGTGAGAATCCATCCATTTAAATACCTTAAACTCCCACAAAGACCTATAAATAATTTTTGTAGGGTCACCCTTATACTTGGTCGGATTTTTTGGTCTAAATTTACCCTTATATGCCATAATATACTTTCCAATTTTTATTATAAATAATTACATTATCCGTATACATATTTATTAGAATTAGACGGAGACAGCAAAGGAAATAAAGAATGGCAAGACCAAACAGCAAGATACGAGAATCCAATCGTGGTGATACTGAACGACTCTTCTTTCCTGAGGGTGGATTTCCGCACGGCATTCAATTAATATTTAAAAAGTATAGCTACGAAGACTTAGTGTTAGGTACAAACGGTCAAACTAAAAAGACTGAATTTGCTACTGCTCAAGAAACTGGTGTATTGGCTGTTGAACTTCCAATGCCTAGTACATTAACAGATGCAACTGGTCTTCAGGTAAATGGCTTTGAAAGAACTTTTATGGAATCGTTTATTGCTGATACATTGGCTCCTGCGTTTGATGGAAATATTGGTGACATTGCTAAAGATTTATTTTCATTAGGTGAAGCTGGTGCGAAAGGCGGAATTGATGCTATATTTGGAGGACTTGGTGCAACTACAGATGGACAGAAAGCAGCAACAGGTCAAGGCGCAAAGATCGCGTCGTTTATGATGAAGAATACTTTAAACAGTTTTGCTCCTGGATTGGGTAAAGCATTGGGTGCTTCGAGAGGAACCGCAATTAACCCTCAATCAACGCTTTCTTTCGAAGGAGTTAACCTAAGACAGTTTTCTTTTGATTGGACACTATATCCTGAAAGTAAAGAAGAAGCATTGTCCATTAAAAAGATTATAAGATCAATCAAAAGAAACATATTACCAGAAATACAAAGTGTAACAGGCACTGATGTTGATGGCGGAAGTGGTTTAGGGGCTAATTCATTATCTCGAGCCTTTTTAAAATACCCTGCGGTTGTTAGTATTAATCTATTAGGTATTGATGAATCGCACTTCCTTAGATTTAAACCATGTATGGTTGATAATATTACTATTGACTATGGAGCAAGTGGTGAAATTATTATTGCCGAAGGTGGTGTACCTCAAGGTATCAAAGTTGGCATGACCTTTAAGGAACTCGAAATACAAACGGCTGAAGATTATGAAGGAGACGACGTCTAATGGCAACTAAATACTTTGAACATTTTCCGGTTATAGATTACCAAGGAAGAAAGGTTAAAGATATATCTCGAAGACCTGCTTTCGTAAGAGCAGTCGCAAATAACCCTTATCTTTATTATTCTTATACAGTTAAAGAAAGCGAGAGGGCAGAAGATATTGCCTTGGATTATTATGGCTCTGTAGATTATATTTGGTTAGTTTATATGGCTAACAATATCATAGATCCATATTACGAATGGCCAATGAATACTCAAACCTTTAACGACTATATGGTTGATAAGTACCAAGCACAGTCTGGTAGAATCGGAGAAGACGTTCTCGATTGGACCAAAGATGAAACAATTGACGAAAACATTATATACTATGTTAAAACAGTTTAGGAAATAACAAATGGCAGTTGATAATATTATCTTAGCACCGGAATCATTCCGAACAATTTATCTTCGTAAAGAAGATCGCGTGATTATGCGTACTGAACGAGGGCAGAAGATAATCATTAAAAGAATCATTCCTGAAGATTGGGTTCCTTATCGTATCTTTGAATACGAAGAACAAATTAACGATAATAAGAAAGAAATCTTTTTATTCGATAATGCATTCTTAGGTCAACTATCACGTGAATTTAAAAACTCGGTAAGTACTGAATAATGTCCGATTCCTTTAATCCTTCTCATTGTACTATAGAAGCTGCTAATATTAAATCGGCAGACAATAGAGATGCTTCTATTACTGCTTTAATATATGGATTTGATTTAAAGCAATCTATCTATAGCTCTTCTTTTAGTGGAACACTTAAGTGTTTTGACCAAGTTGGAACGTTACACGATTTTCCATTAAGAGCAGAAGAAGAATTAGAATTAATTATTAAAGGACATGATCTTCAAACAGAATTAAATATTAAAGGTCAAATAATTAAAATTGATGGCCTATCTAAAAGTGATCTAGGTGATGGTTATTATTATACATTACATTTTGTAAGCAGAACAACTTTTAGAGCAGGAATACAAAGTGTGATCACGGCCTTTACAAATATATCAGGATCATATGCTGCTAAAGAATTATTTAAAAAGTATTTTAATTCAAATAAAGAATTAAGTACAGCAACGTCAGTTGGTGAAATGCCTGATAGCTCTGAAGGTTTACAATTAACTTCAAATAAAGGAAGAGCGTTTTATATCGAAGAATCAGATGGTCAGATGAGAACGATCATTCCTGATTATACTCCAGCTCAAGCAATGAACTTCTTGGCAAGTAAATCAAAAGCAGGATCACAATCTCCATCAAACATGTATCGTTTCTTTGAAACTTTTGATGGTTACTATTGGGTAACTGACGAATGGATGTTAAAAAGAGCAATAAAGAATAAAGCTAAAATTAAAGACTTTTACTATTTAAACTTTTCAGAACAAGACGCATCACAGTATGCTAACATAATGGTAAGAAACGTTGTATCTTTTACTAATCAGAATCATGTTGATACAGGCGCTGACATTGATAGTGGTGCTTATAAGAACACGGTAATGGAAATTGATTTCGTGAATCATACAAGAACTTCTTATAACTTTGATTATGAAAAATCAAAAACGAAATACATTGGTATGACAGGACAACCAAGAACATCAAACGCTGGTGCGGTACATTCAGATAAATTTATAAAAGAAACATTTAAAGACGAAAACAAAAACGCAAAGCAATATGTGGTATATAGAGATTGGCAACCTGATGGAGTTGCTTCAATACCAGGTCAAGTACTTCGTACACCACAAAACATGGTTGAGATTATTCAAAACAGAGTTGCTTATAATTACCATTTAAATAATTCAACAGTTTCTTTAGGTATTGAAGGTAGAATAGATTTGGTACCAGGAGATGTAATTAATCTAATTACACAAGAACCTAACATTGCGTTAGAGAATAAACAAAACAGCAGATTGAGTGGCAAATATTTAATTGCTAGCGTTGACCATTCAATGGAGATGAACACTTTGAGTACTAAGGTGGAAGCGATAAAATATGGTTGGCAAGGTGGTGATATATGATTGATGGTTCAGGAATAAGTAATCCGTTCTTCTTCATCGGTATGGTTGAAGGCAACCTCGATGAAACTCACGAAGGTCGAGTAAGAGTTCGAGCGTTTGGTGTACACGGAACAAACGCAGAAATTGCGACAACTGATTTACCTTGGGCAATGTGCGCAGCAGGTAATTACGATCCAAACAATCCACCCCCAGCATTAGGATCTTTTGTATACGGAATGTTCTTAGATGGTAAGATGGCTCAACATCCAATCATATTAGGTTTATTACCTGGTATGTATAATACAGAATCAGATCCAACTAAAGACGGTGAAGGTGTTATTCCTGAAAAGAATGGTGATCTATTAGCAAGAGGTTATACTCCAAATGATTTCAACGCAGGCGGCGGACCAGATAGATTAGCTCGCGGTGAATT